ACGTATATTGTCTTTTGAGGTGAATTATTATTGGGATGAGAAAAAGTCCGTGCTGTTCGATGGCAATGACAGAGAAGTATTTAATTATAATGCTTGACAGGTAGTTCTATATACGCTAATTTAGTTGTAGAAACAGAATCACTTGAAAGGGTTCGCAAATGTCTTTACTTGTTCAGACAGTTATTCTTAAAAAAACTGAAACCACCCAGTGGGCAAATGCTGAAGTTGGTGTTGCTTGCCAAATGATTTCGCAAACTATCACTAAGGTGTATGATGCTGATGAACTGATAGATTGTGTTGTTGAATCGCCAAAGGTTATTTACGAACTTGCGGATGGTTGGTGTTAATTTAAATATTCGGAGAGTTTAAGATGATTTATGCACATACCGCTCGTAAGACAAATGACAAAAATAAGGCAACCTATGCTATAGGTAGGAATGATGCTGATCATGGAAAACAACCCATCGATGGTGGGTATTCTGTCTGGAAAAGAAAAGCAAATTATCGGCAAGGTGCACAAGATCAAATGGCATGGTCATGGGTTAAAGTTGCACCAGCGTACACTGGAAAGAAAACTGGACTATCCTTTGTCGATGCCGTTAAAATGATGAATAAAAGACTTAAAAGAAAAGAGTTTATTGAAGAATTACCATAGAAACAGAAACTCAGTCTTGAAAGGACTCACAAATGACTGCTCATATCTTTACTAACATTGCTGCTTTTTACATAGTATGCCATTCAGTATTCATCTTACTCAATAACGGTGATTTCGGAACTGACGGGCGTTGGACAAAATCAAACAAGGAAAATGACAATGAGTGATATCTTTTTTAACTTTTCGTATGCCCCTATTTCTACCACTTTAATTTGGGTCTGTATTGCTGCTATTGTGCTTATCTTAAAGTGGAAGCATAGTGAAGGACACTTTGATCTGAACCGTGTTAATGATGAGGAATATGAAAATGACTAATGAACTTATAATCATAGCAGTTGCAATTCCTGTGGTATTTGCTATTATAATAATGTGTATAGATGTGGGAGGCAGATGATGGATGTTTTAAATATTGTTAATATGTTCGTAGGTATTATGTGTCTATGGCAACTCACACACACTAAGGATTGGATGATGGGTTCAGTCCTAGGGATAGGTGCAACAACTAACTTTTGTGTTATGATAACCAATTTAATTACTTGACTTTAGTTCAATACCATGCTAATATGGTTATAGAAATAGAATCACTACTATCGTAATATATTACACTATACTTTATAATTAACCCTCTAATCATTGAGGGTTTTTTTATTATAAATAGTATGCAACAACAAGTGAAGGATACCCCATGAACCCCCTGAAAGACTCTAATGCTTTTGTTACTGAAACGAAGAATATGCATATGACGCATATCGAAGATAAAGTACTATATGGTGGGGTTTCTGGAACAAGAGAAGCAATAGTTGCCTTACGAAATATGAGGGGTATGTTAAGTGGTAAAAAGGGTGGTAATATAAGTGTTAAATGGGATGGTTCTCCTGCTATATTTGCTGGTATTGATCCGAGCGATAACCGCTTTTTCGTTGCCAAAAAAGGAATATTCAACAAAAACCCTAAAGTCTATAAATCTTCAGATGACATCGATTCTGATACTTCTGCTGATCTTAATGCTTTGCTTAAAAGTGCACTCAAGTACTTGCCAGAGTTGGGTATCACAGGTGTGGTCCAAGGAGACTTCTTATATTCCCGAAACGATTTGTCAACAAAAGTCATTGGTGGAAAAAAATATCTCACCTTCCACCCCAATACCATACTATATGCAATAGATGCTGATTCACAGGCGGCAAAAGATGTTATGAGTAGTCAGATTGGTATCGTATGGCATACATCATATGTAGGTAATACATTTGAGAATATGAAGGCAGTCTATGACGTTGATGTAAGTAAATTCAAAGCATCTAAGAACGTATGGAGTCAAGATGCTATGTTGCGAGATATGAGTCATGTTACAATGACTAAAAAAGATACAGATGATGTGAATAATAATTTATCTAATATAGGTAAAGTATTTAATTCTATCACAGCAACTACTCTTAAATCTCTGGAAGGTAATAAGAGTCTTGCTCAATCCATAGAAACATTTAATAACACTTATGTTCGCAAGGGCGAATTGATTGGTGATACAAGCAAGCATGTTGATAAACTCATTGAATGGCATAAGATGAAATTCCAGAAAGAGATCGACAAGCGCAAAACTCAACGTGGAAAGACTGCACAAGAGACAAAAAGAGATGAACTATTGAAGTTTTTCTCTGATGAGAACAAATCCAACCTTAAAAAAATGTTTGAATTGCAAAAATTAATCGTAGTTGTAAAACTAAAACTTATAAATATACTTGATAGAATGAAAACTATAAATACTTTTGTCCAGACCAAAGATGGTTTTAAGGTAACTGGAGAAGAGGGTTATGTAGTAATTGATAAACTTGGTGGTGATGCAGTGAAAATTGTTGATCGTATGGAATTTTCATACAACAACTTTTCACCCAATATTTTAAAAGGATGGGACAAAGCAGGTAGGAACTAATGAAAACATTTAGACAGTTAACAGAGAAGACAGAATTACCACATATGATGTATGACCCCAAAAGTGGTAAGGGTTACAAAGTAAAAAAAGCAGCAGATCATTTACGGATGAAGAAACTGGGTTATACCCATGATAAACCTGATGTAAATGAAGAATCTCCGCTTGATCGAAAACAAGATAGGATAGATAGAACTGCCGATTTGCGTAAAGCGCGACTTAGACATAAAGACGAAATCAAAAAAATCCGCGAAGAAATTTCTGAACTGTCTCAAATGAGACCAGGTTCTAAAATGGTCAATCCGCAAACTTTGCGTAGGATGAAACAACTTCAAAAAGATTTAGATTCTATGAGAAATTCTGCCTTCGGTCAGAGTGCTGATAAGGGTGATGAAGATCACAGTAATGAAGTAAAGAATTCAAAGAGAAAAGATTTAAGATTTTCCAGAGACAAATTTGATGGACTGCCTAAAAGTTATGATAAGTATAAACTTAACAAAAAACCAGTAATGGCAGCAAAAGAATCTGCTGAAGTTGATGAGAGTCTTGATGAAGTCTTAAACATGCAGCAACGTATTGCGCGGGGCAGAATGTTTAAAAGACATGCCAAGAGAAATGCTGTCAAGAGAGAAAGAAAACTACGCCGTAAGGCAACTCAAGGTGACCTTTTAAAAAGGGCAGAGAAGGCAGCAAAAAAAGTTCTGATTAAAAAGTTTACAAAAGGTGCTGATAAACAAGACCAGAGTACTTCTCGTAAAATTGAAATCGAAAAGAGACTGTCTAAAATGCAAGGTAAGATCAAAGCAATCGCTAAGAAAATGATGCCAGTAGTTAGACAGAGAGAAAAAGAAAGATTTGGAAAAATCAACAAACCCTCTACAGATGCTAGGAAATAAAAATCGTGGACGTTAGTTTTACATCATTCAAACAGTATTTGGTAGAAGAAGAAAAAACTGTATATTTCACTTTCGGTAGAATGAATCCTCCGACTATAGGTCATGGATTTCTACTAAGTGTTCTCAGTAAAAAAGCAGGTAATAATCCATATAGAATTTACCTTTCTCAATCCAATGACTCAAAGAAGAATCCGTTATCCTATGTAGATAAAGTAAAATTTGTACGTAAGATGTTTCCCAAACAATCTCGTAGTGTAATGATGAATACTTCTGTAAAGGATGTAATGAATGCCGCGAGTGCATTGTATTCCGATGGTTACCTAAATGCTGTTATGGTAACTGGAAGTGATAGAGTAGAAGAACTAGATAATCGCCTTAAAAAATATAATGGTGTGAAGGGTAAGCATGGGTTTTATAACTTTAAAACTCTAAATGTTATTAGTGCTGGGCAACGTGATGCTGATGGCGAAGGTGTCAACGGTGCTTCTGGGACTAAACAACGCAAAGCAGCACAAGATAATGATTTTATATTATTTTCTCAAGCACTGCCTTCCACTATGTCAGATAAAGACGCCAAAGAACTGTTTAATGCAGTAAGAAAAGGTATGGGACTTAAAGAGGCACATGAGTTTCATAACCATGTAAAACTTGAAACTGTATCTAATATCAGAGAAAAATTTGTTGAGGGTAATATTTTTAATGTTGGCGATATGGTCATGATTACCGATATTCAAGAAAAAGCAATTATTCAAGTTCGAGGTCCGAATTATTTAATTCTCGAAAAAGAAGATGGCACTACTATCCGCAAATGGTTAGATTCTGTAGAGTCGATTGATGAGGCAATAAATGAGCAAGAAATTGGCACAGATTCTTATCGTAAACACGCGGAGAAAAGTTATATTCCCTCAAAGAAAAAAGTAAAAGAAGTAGTACAAGACCAAGATATTAAAGATAAAAAAGGCACTCAACCAGCAAAGTATTATGCTGGTGATATGTCTAAATCTACAAAAAGTAAAAGAGATTCACATTTCAAAGCGGGCGCGGCAAAAAATGATGATGACAATAGCGCATATAAACCAGCACCAGGAGATTCTGACGCTGAAACAAAACCTTCTAAGCATACAAAAAATTTCAAGAAGATGTATGATGAAGATTGTTGGGATGGTTACAAGCAAGTTGGAATGAAGAACAAAAAGGGAAAAAGCGTTCCCAATTGTGTACCAGAAGATGTTAATGAAAACACTGAAGGTCTCAAAAACAAAGCAGAAAAAACAGGAATGCCCTTGGGCATCTTAAAGAAAGTTTATGATAGAGGTGTAGCAGCATGGCGCACTGGACATAGACCAGGAACAACACCTCAACAATGGGGTATGGCAAGGGTAAATTCATTTGTAACTAAGTCCAGTGGTACTTGGGGCAAAGCAGACTCAGACTTAGCAGCAAAAGTAAAGGGAAATTAAATGAAAAGTATATCTCAATTCATAAAAGAACATAGTGGTAGTCATGCAAATGACGTAACCAAAACAGAATTTCTCGAAGCACTTGCTGAGTTAGATAATGTTGCCGATGAACTAGAAGAAGATGTTGAACTCAACATTCTGGCAGATGAGCGAGAAGACGTATCAGAAGCAAAAAAATCATGGAAAGATGCAGAAAGAAGTGGTTATGATGCTTGGATGTCTAACATCAAACGGAATAAGAATCCAAATAAAAAGAAAGGTCAGGAACGCGATAGTTGGTTTGACGGTTGGGACAATGCACAACTAGATTCTGACAACGGCGACTTTGACGAATCTTTTTCAGAAGAAAAATCTGGTACAGGATATACACTACACCACAAAACATTAGGTAGTGCGATTGATACTGCCATTTCCCATGCAAAAAAGCAATATGGTATAGAAATCACAGACGATGAAAGAATGGATCAAGTAGGCATGGGTCCACGCAAACCTGCAAACGGTAAAACCAATTCATATCGTTTAATGGGTAGCGATAAGAGTGGTAAAGAAAAGGGCGTTCAAGTACAAGTGTATAACATGGGCAATAAGTATGAATTGAACATGTACAAAGAATCTGTTGAACTTGATGAACGTACTATCAATGGTTGGAAAATATCAACACTCCCCAAAAGTGGAGAGTACAATTACACTGCTGATAAGTCTGGATATGCTAGTAATAAGTTTCATAATTTAAGCGCAGCGGAAAAGTTCGCGGAAAAAAATCCTAGTAAAAATTGGCATAAAGAATCTCTTGATGAAAAAGCACCTAAAATTGATTCTGACAAATATGCAGCGCATATGAATAGAAATAAGAAGGTTGTCAAAAAAACATCTGCCACACAAGATTACATTAAAGATGTACAAAAAAGATCAAATAAAATGGGAGAAGCAATCTCTATGAAAAATAGTATTAACCAATACTATTATCAAGACCCTAAAGGAGTTGTTCAAGCAGTAGGCAGTAAAGATGCTATGCGTAAGATGAATATCAAGCAAGCAAAAGATGGTAATAAAGGTGGCTCTTTCAGTATGAATTTTAAAAAACATAAAGTAGGAGACACCATTAAAGAAGGCAAAACTAAACCAGTATCGCAAATGACTCCCAAAGAAAAAGCAGATAACGATGCAAGACGTAAGGAATACAAAGCGTTTCAGAAATCCATGAAGAAGGAATCTGTTGAGATTGATGAGACTGTGGGTGCGCTTGGTATGGAATCTGCTGCCAAAGCGATTGAAAAATATGCAAAATCGCATGGTGGAATTGATGAAAAAGATTTCATGATTGCAGCAAAATTGCTGCGTAAAGGTTTAGATATGAAATTGAAAAAATTCGTAGATGATATGGACACTGAACCTAGAGAATATGTTATTACCGCTATGGCAAAAAGCATGGGCAAAAAGAATGTTGAGAAAATGTTTGGTGTAAAACTTCGTGAAAAGGTTCTAACTCCACTAGGAGATGAACTTAGCGAATATGCTAATAAACCAGAAATGGTTTGTGAAGATTGTGGATGTGCGCCAAATCAAGCAAAAGAGGGATGTGAATGTCCAAACGACAATAGTGACTTGAATGGTAGTCATTGGGTTGTTAAAGATGTGCAGGAATCTGCTGGCAACAAGAAGGGGAAACCCAGACTTAGTTCCAGATCAGCGGAAACTGGTCCATATGAATCTGCTATGAGTAAATTCTATCGTATTGGAGAAAGTGCGCGATTGGCAATCCAAAGAGCAAAACAGCACATGGAAAAATCTAATGATTAGTTTTAGTAATTTTTGCGAAGATAATAGCAATAAGAAACTAAACGATCCATTTCGTCTACCTTCTGGTTCCAACAAAAAGTTTGGCGTGTATGTAAAAAATGATAAGGGTAATATAGTTAAAGTTACTTTTGGCGACCCGAACATGGAAATAAAAAGAGATGACCCAAAAAGAAGGGCAGCATTTAGGGCGCGTCATGGATGCGATAAAGATGCTGGACCCAAGTGGAAAGCGAAATATTGGAGTTGTTATCAGTGGCGTGGAAGTGCTAAAGTTAATAATTAAAATTATATAAATACAACGTAACAAATAGGAATGTACTATGGCAACAGCAACTGACAAGAGACTAGATCGTATAGAATTAAAGATTGATACCTTGTCAGAGGCACTCGTTACCATAGCACGGTTTGAAGAAAAAATGGATGCTTATAACGAATATAGGACAGAGTCTTGGGAGAGAATGAATAAATTCTCAGATAAGTTGGATGCTATAGAGAAAAAAGTGGATGAAAATTCCCACACAGTACAAGTAATAAACAAACTATTTTGGGCGGCAATCGTTGCCGCCGCAAGTGCAATTGCAGCGCAAATTTGGATGTAGGAGATAACACCAATGGACCCGAATAATGAAGTAAACACCAATATTGCCAACGCATACACGCAGATGCTGGCACTAGAAGAAAAGAAAAAAAATGGCAAGCACAAGATGCCAGATGGGTCTATGATGAAAGATGACGATCCTTCTATGTCAGAGGATAATACAAATAATAAATCTGATGATGGTGAGGGACTTGATAAAGTTCAACCAAAGGCACTGAAAAAGAAATTTAAAGATCGTAAAGACAAAGATATTGATAACGATGGCGATGTTGATAAGTCTGACGAATATCTGGACAACCGCCGTAAAACTGTCAGTAAAGAAATTGACAAGGATGATGGAAAAGAGTTAGATCAGTCTAAACCAAAAGTAACTGATGCCACTCCAGAAAAAGACGATGATGATGATCGTGACGAAAAGGGTTCTGTCCTTAAAAAAGACACTGATAAAAAGAAAACTAATGAAGCACAAAAAGAATCTGTTGAACTTGATGAAGGCGCAGATTTTAAATCGACATTCGATGGTCTGAAAAAAGGCGACATGGTTACAATCAAATACGGTTCTTCAATTAAGAAACAGCAAGAGGGAACATTTAAAGTAACATTTAAATCCATTGTTGGTAAAGCAAAAGTTGGAAAAATTACTTTGGTTAAACAAGGCGAAGGTGCTGCAAAAGTAAAGCATTACCTATACGATAGAAATGGGAAAGTATCAATGGCGATGGGTGATATGGGAGCAAGTATGACTAGTTTGGTTAAGGAATCTGTTGAACTTGACGAAGCAGAAGATTTACGTTCTATTGGTTTAAAAATTCTTAATACTAAAGTTGATATTCTTGACGAAGCATTATCTCCGGGTCAAATCGCAGCAATGAAAAAGTCGTATGCAACTACTGGTGATCGTATCTCCATGGAACTTGGACAAAAATTGTCTAAGATGATAAAGAAACTTCCTGATGATGAACTGATCCAACTTGCAAATGCAAACATTAAGTGGATTTCAACTTCCGCGATGACGACTCTTATTATCAAAGGTAAAAAAGTTAAAGACTTCATGGAATCTGTCGAAGAACTTGATGAAAAAAGAGTAGGTGACGCTCCACAGAATGTTGATACTTGGGATAAGCAAGTTGCTGGTCGCAGAGCAAATGATGTTCTTGATACCGAAATGACTGAGCAAGAATTTATTGCTATGCACAAGTCAGAGACTCCAGAATTTGTTGATGGTCCAAAAGTTGCCAATAAAACTATGGATGCTATAAAAGCGTCTGTCAAAACAGGTCCAAAAAGAAATGGTGACAGTAATATTGGTGAGTCTGTTGAACTTGATGAGGCAACACCAATGCAAAGAGCATTGGATAAAGTAAAAGCAAAACCTAAAGATAAAGTATCACTTAAAAAGGCACCTTGGGACAAAGAAGACGTAAAAAAAGAATCTTTGGGTAATAAAACTGAGGTTGATCAAGGAACACTTGCTAAAGTTCAAAAGAAATTAAACTCAATGGGCAAGGACGCACCAAAGGTTGTCAAAGATAAATCTGGGTATTTTCATATAAAGGGCAAAGGTTCTGTTGATGGACCATTTCATACAATGGCGCAGGTACTTAAAGGTCTTGAAAGCATGAACAAGTTTCCAACTAATACTAGTGCCACACAAGGTAAGAGAATGGGAGAATCTGTTGAAGTTGATGTTAAGTCTGAAGAATCCGTATTTACTAATATGAAAAATATTCTAGACAGCATGAATAAAAAATAAGATTATATAAAATATAATGAAAATTTTTGAAGAAGTTAAAGAAGATAACCTTATTATTTTTGCAGCAAAGCATTATTACAATCCAAAATGTATTGATGTTGAAGAATTTCATGAAGACTTGAATAGAATAAAATATGTGAAAAGATTGGTGAACAGATATATTGGAACTGAAGATAAAAAATTATCTGTTCGCCTAATCTTAAATCATATTGTAGTCATATTTAATGTTTTTGGAGTTGATGCCGCGCTGAAAATATTAAAACTAAAATTGGACGATGACCATTGGTCAATAGTTAAACCTTTTTTAATTTTTTTAAAATATGTAGATTACGACGATTTAATAGGCATTGAAATGAATGCGAAGGTAGTAGAAGAATTAAGGAAGATATAAACTATGGGAATGATTGCAAGAGCAGGTGACCTATTATATACATTTAGATTTTTAACTCTTTTGGTTACACCTTTCGAGAGAACAAATGCTTATAAATTTGGAATCATCGATAAGAACGGGAAACGACTAAAAGAAAAAGATGTTAGCACTAGTCAAGAAAAAGGTGCATATACGCATTTTCATCGTATGGTTTTCAATGTAAAAAAACTACTTGGAAAATTTCCAGGTGGAAAAAGTACAATATCATCTTATGCTGCTGCACTTTATTTAATAAAAGAAAAGTTAGAGTTGAGTGATAAGTCCCTAAAACAGATAGTAGAAAAGTCTGGACATACCACCGACTTGTTTTTGGCAGAAGAAAACACATGGTTTATGTTAGAAGGTAATGTTATCGCTAGTGGTGTTTATAGGATAAAATATGATAAAGTTGTTAACAGTACTATAGAAGAAGTTGTTAAGGCAAAAGATCAAATAAGAATTTCGCATGATTGTGGTCCAGTTGGTGATATATTTGGACTGAATATATATGAGGCAACACATGTAAAAACAAATCAAAAGATATATATTTCATCAGAGGAATTAGTTTAATGACTAACGAAGAAATTGCTGCTAATAACACTTCTAATGTTGCAAGTCATGGAAATTTCCCATTGGGCAAACCGATAGATGTTACTGATAAACGATATAAGAAAAAACAAAAAGAAGGTAAGACAGTTCTTCTCAAAAGATTTAGAGAATTTGCTGACGAAACTTCTGTCGCCCCAAAGCGAAGATAATGCTCAAAATTTATATTATGCTTTTTGTTATAGGACTAATAAGTTCAGTTGGGTTTGCTGGTTATAAGACATGGAATAACATGCAAGCAAAAATAGAAATTCTCAAAGACAATAATTCAAAATTAGAAGGTGCTGTTGAAACACAAATAGCGACTATTTCTAGTATGGAAAGTAATATAAAAAAAGTTAATGAAGAACTAAATAAACTTAATAGAGAACTAAGAAGAACACGAACTAGAAACAAAGTTTTATTGAAAAAGATTCAAAATCATGATATAGGTATGCTAGGCGAAGCAAAACCAGAATTAGTTGAACGTGTAATAAATAATGCAAGTGATAAAGCACTCAGATGTTTTGAAATTCAATCTGGTGCCGAATTGACAGTGAAAGAAAGGAATGCAAAAAATGGTAAAGCGTTCAATAGCGAATGTCCTTGGGTCTATGACGATCTTATTACTTCTGGGGGGTTGTCTAGGTCTGAATGATATTCCAGAACCAATACAGATAGCAACTAAACCTATAGAAAAACCTAAGTTAGTTTTACCTGTAGCAGATGAATTAGTTCAAAGAAAAGTAGAATGGATTCTAATTACTCCAGATAATCATGAAGAAGCATTCTCACAAATAAAAGATAGCGGCAGACCTCTAGTTTTCTTCGGTTTAACAGATGAAGGATATGAAAACATTGCTTTAAATCTTTCTGATATTAGGATGTATATCTCACAACAGCACTCTATCATTGGTGCATATAAAAAATATTACATCGAAGCAAATGATACTATGGATGGTATATCCACTCCCCAATAAAGACTCTACTTATTATACAGCGATAATATGATTCTGTCAATACACTAAAAAGTCTATATGTCGCATCATAATAGTATAAAAAAACCTTGGTAAAACACCAAATGTGGTGTTTACAACCAACTGAAAATACTATATAATGTACATAATAAGAATTAAAAGATAAAAGAAACGGAGATATGCGTATGCTATTTGAAGAACAAATTGCACGAAAACCAGACCTATACCCATGGACTAAACAGTTCATAGAAGCAATTTGGAAAGGTTTTTGGACACCAGAAGAATTTAATTTTAGATCAGACTATTCGCAGTTTAAAACGGATTTGACAGATCAAGAACAACAAATGGTTGTTCGCACCATGTC